ATGAAAAATTTAAAAATCAAAAACTTAGATGAAAAAGATATTGAGAATCTAAAACAAATAAAAACCCCTGAAAACCAGTGTTTCCAAGGGTATATAAAATAATAAAATTATCTTTTTGAGAATTTTTGACAGTATCTAAATACCTATAAAATCAATATTTCTTGTTTCATTTGTATATTGTGCGTATATTGTAATTTTGCATTAAAAAACTCTAACAATATTCCTAGTATTGCTAGAGTTTAAATCAATATTATTTACATTTTCATTTTATCATAGATAATTTGAAAATACAATGGAGTTAAAATGAAAAAACTTAAAATAACAAACCTTTCTGAAAAAGATATTGAGAATCTAAAACAAATAAAAATTATAGAGCTGGAAGAAATGAAACTTCAGGATTTGAAAATTTTGAAAATAAAAATTGAAACAGCTATTAAGAATATAGAAAAAGAATAAGAGCCATTAAAGGCTCTCATTTTGTTTTTTTTTTAATTCTGTATCTTTTTTCTTCCTTTCTAATTCAATTGCAAAAGCCTTTTTAAAATTTTTTTCAAAATCAGAAATATTATCTGATAATGCCATTACTCCCAGTAATTTTGAAATATGTCTATCTAACTCAGGAACTCCTATATCGACACTTAAAAACTGATGATGACGGTATAATCTATTGTTTGAAATAGATTTAGGGTTTTCTCTTTTTATATACTCTATGACGCTTTCTGGAAATAAATCATAAACATATTTCATTGTAAAAGAACCCGCATATCCTGGTCTTTTGTTAGAATTCTCATCGTATTCCCAATTGTGTAACCTAAACATTTCCTTATAATACTGTTTTGGAAATCTTTTTTGCCATTTTAATAAATCTTCACCAATAAATTTAGCCAGTAAATTTTGCAATTCTTGTGCTTGTCTATCATTTTGATATCCAGTAGCTTCATCAATCAATGCTGTTATCCCAACTTTAGCTAATGCTCTCATTAAAATTAATGACTGCTCGTATAATGGTTCTTGTACTGTCATTAATGCTTTTCTACACGGCTATTTTTTGTCAATATATTTAAAAAATATTGTGACTTTTTTGTTCACAAAAAAAGATAGCCATTTCTGACTATCTCCCAAACACTTTGACAGCTCTTTCTTTATCTTTATTCTCATCAATTATTTTTTGCCTGTCAAATCCAGCTATAATTATTAATGCCACTATATTTGTTCCGATTAATAGCAGCATATCCTCTGTCTTCGACTTCTTTTCTATGCTGTCAAAAATCTCTCTGTTGCTCTCGTTTCTTAATCTGCTTCTTAATAAATCTAAATTTTGCCGTCTTTGATAGCTTCTTAACTTCAATGTCAGAACTGAATTTAAAAATATAAGTGCTAACATTAAAAATGCCAGTTTTCTACTTCTGCGATGTTTTTCCATTATCATCACCCTTATCCTTTTTCACAAATCCCAGCCTTTCAAGCAGCAGCTCCAAAAATCCTGTACTGATTCCATATCTTTTCTGATTTATTGTTTCCAAAATCGCTTCTCCAAAAAATCCAATAACTGGACTCCACGGATATAGATATTCTGCCGACAAATGCCCAATTATTTTATTTAAAGATAATGTTATAGACATAGTCATTCCAGCAACCGCTATCCTTTTCATATACGGCTTGACAGGCTTGTTGTCAACCATTTTTTGAGCCACTACTCCAAATAATACTCCGCTAAAAAATAAGATCAAGAAAAGCCCGTGATTGTCAATTATTATTTTTAAGTCTTCAATCATTTATGCTCCTATAGTATGTTTTTGTTCCCTGCTTTTTCCTCATCAAAAATTTGTTGCAGTATAACTTTTAAGTCAAATGTTTTTCTAGCTTCCTTTAAAACTTCTGTCAGAACTTCTTCGCCAATTTCTTCTGCGAAGTCAGGAATCCATTTTCTGTCAATTGATTTTTCTTTTTCCAATAATTCTTCTAATTTATCCCAGAAGCCTTCATACACCTGCTTAAACTTTTCTGCCCCTGCTTTTCCTTTTGCAACTATCTCTGTTTTATAGATTAAAGTCTTTCCCAATTCTAAAATTTTACCTGTCAAATATATTTTTGCTGCTAATTTATCCATTTTTATCACTCCTATTTTATTCTTTTTCTTAAAATGTTTGCATATTTAGTCATTATTTCTCTTTGTTCTTTCAACAATTCTTGTTCTTTCAAATCTATTGTTTTAAAAATCTCATTTTTTTTGATGAAGTTATTCAATTTTTCGATTTTAAGATCCAAATCTTCTAGTTCTTTTTGCAATCTTAGTTTATAATTGTTCATTTTACCACTCCTAACTCTTTATTTTACCAATATCAATTTTAAGCTAGCTAACAAACCCTGCAATCAATTTTACCTTGTTAGCCAACTTTTATACTAAAATTATTTTTAACGTTCAAATATAGCTTGTATTCAAGCTATTTTTACACTACTTTAATTCAAAATGTGGTGTGTCATTCATTTTCCAGTTTCCGCCCCATTCGACATTTACATTTTTTGATTTTGCAATCGCTAATATGTGATTTGCTATTGATTTTAATTTTTTATCATCATATCCTTCTTCCGATGTGAATTTTCTATACACACCATTTTCGATAACTCCGCAAGGGAAAATGTCAACAGCATGCCCAAATCCATCAGATTTTATTTGATGGTTTGATTTCGCTCTTTTCCCATCACAATTTGTTACAATTCTTCCTGGCTTGCTTCTTCCGATTTGATACAAAGCAAACTGTTCTTCAGCCGTTCTTGCTCCTGCTGTTATTCTAAAATCAAAAGGACTACCCATGATTGCAGCTTTTATAACTTCGACTAACTTTGGATGTACTTTTTTCATTTTATCCAAACTTTCTTGGCTGAAAGAATACGTTTTATTCTCTGTTGCTGTATTTTCCTTGTCCCAATCTTTGAAATATTCCTCCTTTCTTTGAACTCTATTTAGCCAGCCCGTCAAAAATTCTTTTTGAGTCTTGTCACCTTCAACCTTGCTTCTGTAATAAATTCTCTGCAAGTTATGATAAACTTCCAAAAATTTTTCGGGATCTGCTGCATTCAATGCTTCCAATGTTTTGTTTCCAATTATTCCGTCTACATCAAGATTTGCATTAGTAAGTTGATTTATAGCAATCTGTGCGTTTTTGATTCCATTTTTGCCACTATTTACAGCCCAGTCGCATATAGATAGTGCCACTTTATCATTTGTAACTTTATCCAGCATGTTTCCTAAGTAATATTTTTTTAGATATATATTTTTTGCAAAATCCTTTGTTAAATCTTGCATATCTCCCTTATATCCAAAATCTCTTGCATCTTCTTCAGTTATTCCGTACTTAGTTTTTCCGCCTTTATCATTTTTATCATTTGAATATCCCCCCTCAACTCTCAGCAGATAGTCAAATATTCTTTCAAATATGTCCATTTAAATCACTCCTTTTTTAATTTTGAAAAAAATCTTTTATATTAAGTTCTAACATCTGTTCAATAGTATATCTACTGATTCCAACAACCGCCATTTGTTCTGCAACATCTGCAATTTCAATTATTTCTTGTATTTTTTTAGCTAAATCTTTTAATTCAGCTTGATTTAATTCAATAAATTCAACTAATCCTTTATCGTTCAAAACTTTTACTTTCTCAATCTTATCTTGTTCTAAAGTCCACATCAGTGACATTTTAAGAGACAAGCTGTTTCTGTTTTTTTCGTTGTTCTCAAAAGTATATTTTTTACTACTTTTTTCAATTTCAAGTGGCTGATTCAAAAAGTTTGATTTAGCTTCTGCTAAGTCTTTTAATGCTTTTTCTCTTAATTCTTTTAATTTTGCATTTAATAAATCATTGTCAACTTTCCAAGCGTGAGAGTCTTTATCCCACACGCTCCACTCGTTCGGCTTTGCAATTGTTACGATTGTTTCATTAACTTCATCTAAATAACTTCCGTCACTTAAAACTGTCTTGCCAGCCTTTATTTTTTCTACTTCTGTCATCTCCCTTAATTCTCCAGTTTCAGTATCAATAACTGGATTTGTAAGCAACCCGTCAGAATATTTCATTGTTTCCTCATGCCAGTCTGGATAAAACATTGTCGGATTTTCTTTAAATTCCTCCAGAGATGTTACAACTGGTTTTGCTATATTCTCCATTGTTGCTATCAAGTAAATGTAAATTACTGTCATTTTTATCACTCCATTTCTTTATTTTTTATAATTTTTATGTTCAAATCCTGCTTTTTTTATGAACAAGTGAAGTTAGAAAACTATAAATAGTATTAAGTAAAATAAGTAATTAAAACATTCAAGCTGCTTAAAGATGCGCTTGAAAAATTACCTTTTCCCCCCATTCTAATACAGTTAGAAGCTAGATCTAAACTACAATATTCGGACCAAAAACCTTGATTGATATTTGTAATTGCGATAACCTTTTCTTTTTTTATGTGGCTTGGTAAATTGACGTACCATTCAGTCACATCTACTGAAGGTATATATCCAAGTAAATTTGTCATTGACAAAATTTCAGTTTTAAACAAATTTTCTACTTTATCCGAAATTGGCTTGTTAGAAATCGCCCTGAATTTTGACACATCATTATATGTTAAATTTGTATCCGCTATGCATTCGTAGTAAAATTTTGTAACGTTGTCAAAATAACATTTTCCTTTAACTTTATTCCCTATGTCTTGAATATTTCCGCCAAATTCTAGTCCTGCTATTTTTTCTAATTCAGCAACCAAATTTGAAGTAGTTACTAAAGTAGATGGATTCATAAGCATTGTCGCGCCGTTAGAATTATTGATTTCTGTTATCAAGTCAATTTCTACTGTTGCTAAATTTATTCCATTTGTTGCAGGCATTACATCTGGTTCTTTTGCTCTAGTTATACTGTACAGTATTTCATTTCCTGTTCCGGTTTTCGCATAAAGTCCTATGGTTTGTATTTTATAACTTGTATTCACTGTTGAATTTGTAAACACTGCATTTAATCTTACTCTTGTTCCTTCTTGACTTATTTTAGACATACTCACCGTTTGCTTTATCTCATCTATATTTGTTAATTTTGATACATCGGTTGAATCTTCATAGATTTTACTTGATGTAATCATCCTTGTAAAAATTATCTGTTTGTTATTTGCTAAAGTATCGGCTATCAATGCTCTTCCATTATCTGTTATCGTAGTATCTTTAAATATTGCCATTTTTTTTACCCTCCTATAATATATTTTTTACCATGCATAAATCCTACAGTTGCGTGTATACTAAATACTACATTCGGAAGTTTTGCAATTATTTCGTATTTCGCATAAGTTATTATCCCATTTGATACGTAAATTTTATTTTTAGATTTAGGAGTAAGTATGTTGATACTCTTAAATCCTAAGTTTGCTGGTAATATCATTTTTAGCATATTATTTAATTCATCGTATTTCCTAGAATCATCAAATTTAGTTGTTATTACTAGTTCATAATTATTAAAATTAGGCTCTAATTCATAATTTCCTACTCCGCATAGTTGATTCAATCTCTGAGTTAAAACTTTCCAGGTGTACGGTATTTGGTCATTCCAATATGTTAAAACTCTGAAAATTCTAATTTCCAATGTATCGTTTTCATACCTATGTAAATTTAACATTTCTTCAAATTTACTTATTCCATCCTCATCACAATATTGTATAAACTGATTATTAAATACCTTTTTAAATAGATCCCATAAAGTTTTAAACTCAGGTTCTTCACTTTTCATTATTTGTCTAATTTCTCTATATTCCTGCATAAAATCAGGTAAATATTCCAATAAATTTACATTTATCATTTCTAAAAATTTCATACAGATATACCTCCAAATGTCGGAATTTCATATTCTGTAAGTTGTAAATTATTGGGACTTCCATTTAAAGTTGTATTCTGAATATCCAAAATACCATTCACGTCAAGTATTCTAGCCTCAAGTCTTGAAATTCTCACAACTAAATTATTGCTCGTTATTTCATTTTTCAAAGCCCAGGTTTTTCTAAGTTCCAATAAATATTTTTTAACAATCTCTTCAACTTTTAACTTCACAAGTGGCCACGTATAGTTTGGTTCAAAAGAAATAGTTGTTGCGATATTCACTGGTACATTAGTTGTACCTTGAACTGTGACAATATGTCCTATTGGAGCAACACCTAGACCTTGTGCATCCATTGTAGGATCTATTACATCCTGAACTTTTTTAATCAATGTTGCACTTGCTTGGTTAAAATCACTATCTAGTATAGTTAGTAATACTGTTCCGCCACCCTTCCATATAGGAGTCACTTTAACAGCCCCTACACCTCCTATTTCATGTACCTTTAACTTATAATCAGAAATATTACCACCATAAGCTTTCATATTAAAACTATCAAAATATCTCTTTCTTAGTGCTTCCGTTTCTTCTTCATCACGACCTGGAATTAAGAGTTCTATTATTTCAGCACGTCCTAACCCATTTACATAATCAATAGGAATTATTTTCCCTGTTTTTTCATTTCCTATCCTTCCTGAATTCTCACATTTTAGTTCGTATTCATAAAAATTTGTAGTTGTATTGTGTTGTATGAATTTTATTACTATATAATTCAAATCTTCCAAACTGAAACGACTTCCCAATGGCACTTCAATATCAAAAACACCTTTTAACACCGCTTTACTCGCTTTGTATGGAGATATTCCACGTTCAGAAGCTCTACGTATTAAATTTTCTCTGCTTGCGGTATCCCCAAATGTTTCCTTAATAAAATCTTGGAGCACAAAATACATACTTTCTAGTTCCATTGCGGCAGGAGCTAAGGCATCCCATATTACAGAACCTTCTCTCTTATCCAAACTGTTAGGGATTCTAGTAAGCATTCTTTCCATTATTTTTTCATAAGTTATCACTTCAAACATAACAACCTCCTTCCTTAAATTATCGCTACCGATAATCCATTATCGATTTGAATTTTTCCAAACAATGTTTCGGCAACAAATTTTTTTATAAGTACTGTTCCTCTTTCATTTTCGGTATCAAATTCAAAACTATGTACCGCTGTTATTCTATTATCCTGAAGCAATGCTTCTGATATTCTACGTTCGAGTTCAACAATACAATATTCGACAGGCATTCCAAACAAATCTTCAAGCTCAATTCCATAATTCCAAGAATATATTATATATTTATATCGTTCTGTACGTATTATTTTGTATATTGCTTGTTCCATTGCTTTTTGACTGTTCACAAATCCTAGAATATAATTTCCCTTGTAAAGTTCCATTTTATATGTTTTTGTAGGCTGTTCTCTTACTGTTACATCTGCGCTTATTTCAATCTTTGGTATCATAACCACTCACCTTCCGTTTGTGGATCATCAATTCTGTCAAGAACAATAAATTTTTGACCCCCTTGTTGTCTTATTAGCAAAACACCTTCTCCAATTTTTAGTCCATTATGAATTGTTATTTTCTTTCGTCCTTTATATTCATGTTTATGTTTTTTTATGTCAGTCACCGCACCCTCAACAACTTCTGTTTCCTCTGTTGAATGTCCTACGGTGATGTCTACTTCATAATCTTTTACTAAATGTGTCAAAATAAGTTCATCTTCCTCTAAAGCAGGTACGTTTACATCGAATCTTATGGTAAGAGGGGATGTACTCTCTACTTTCCCTGCATAAATTTCAGAAGGTTTATTATACTCAACAGCATTATTTATCATCTGTTTGAGTGCTCGTTCTAGTTTCGCCATCGTGTCCTTCCTCCTTGCCTATAGTTCCTTCAAGATCCAAATCCATAAAATATTCCTTGAACCCAAATTTATGTGTAACTTTATCAACTAGCATATAATTTGCAAGTTTAAATTCAGCAACATCCATGTAAACAATGAAAGAAGAACCACCACGAATTCTAACATCTCCAAATATTCCTTTAAGTTTTAAAGTTTTTGTTCTTTGATTATAATATTTGAGCATCTTATTAGCACGTTCTCTTCTTTCAGCTTCTGTCGCATTACTTCTGTTTACTTTTTCAAAATATTGCAAAAGTCCCCATTTAGTGATATTTTCACTATCAAATACTTGATATTTCTCAAGTTTTTTCTCCTTATCATTTACATAGTCAAGGACAACTTGATTATATGTTTCTTTATCTATACTGCTTTCAAAGTCAAAATCTTTCCCAGAAGTATTATCAAATATTAAATCCTTTATTTTTAAAGTTTCAGTTTCCTTTAACGTTAGTTTTCCGTAATCGTCATAAATTATATATCTTTTCTCAGTGAATCTTAAAGTATCACTTAAAGCTCCTTGAATCATGTCAATTAAAGTTGTTCCATCTTCACGCCTTTTCTCGAATACATGTTCAGTATCTTCTATTTCTCCGATTGTGAGTTTAAAATCTTCCGCAATCATTTTAATAATTTCACTTGCTTTTTTACCTTTAAAAACGTAATAAGCTTTACTTTTTAAATATCTTAATTGATCATAAGCTGTAATTGATACTATTTTATCTTTTCCAAGTTTTCGAGTAAATACATACCCTAAAAATACATTTTGTCCACGATATTTTAAACTTACTTGATCTCCCTCCTGAACTTTTTCATCAAATATCATCTTGAACGTCAATTTTCCTGGAGCTGCCTTTCTTTCTAGAGTTAATTCTATGCTGTTTGTAACAAGTGGTGAAACTATTGTTTTAGTAGTCTGGCTTGCAATTATCAACTCAATATCCTTCTCCATTTCATAACTTTCCTCATTTGGTTTTGACATAAATGATTTTATTTTTTGCGATATATTTTCAAGCATTTTTACCACAACCTTAATTTATCTGATACAAAACCTGTGAGCGATGAAATCCCATTTACTTCAATAACTGTTTGAAGTTGGTCAAGGCCACCAGTTTCATTTCTGATAACTTGCCATATTTTATCACCGTATTTCATTTCTTTTATTCGACTTTCCACTTTATCTGTCCATCTTTGATTTTGAACACTCATAGTTCCATCAGCATTTTTTATGTATTGCTTTGGTCTAGGATCTATAAATTCTTTCAGCTTAATTTCCACATACACATCCATTCCCTCTTCGGCATTTTCTTCTACACTAAAATCTTCAAGTGATACTTTAAGATTAGTACTAAAATAAGTACGGAAAGAATTTGGATAGTTCCTAATTATTATTAATTGAAATGGTTTTGCCTTTTTCTTTAAGGTTTTTAGTTTATTCAAATAATAACTAGGCCTTTGATAAAATCCTAAGTATCTAGTAAATGGATAACGTTGGGAAGGTAACATAAATTTAAAACTTATTTCCTGCAATCCTTCCTGTTTTAACATATTAAACTCTGCATCGTTTATTAGATTTATAATACTGTTCATATTCTTATGTGCAATGGTAACAGATGAAGGTGCGACAGGTAGAAGCACCTTATCAATATAAAATATATAACCTTGTGTTCTCATTAATCATTATGCACCCCTTCCGCCGCAGTATAAACATGTTCTGCCAATCTTTCTCCAAGAGCTTCTATAAAATCATCTGCGTCTGCTTCTTTTGAAATATCATTGTAGTTTGTCATATCTATTTTTATTTCTGCAGTTGTAAATTTATTTACGTATTCCTTTTCAGCAACATCTCTCAAATACTTCATATCCTCATTCATTTCTGTCATTTTATCGGCCATTTTACCTGTATTGTCGGCAGTTTTCTTACCACTTGGCGAATCTTTGCCGCCACCGCCTTTTCCTCCATCCTTACCGCCTTTTCCTTTGTCAGCGCCAGATCCTTTATCTGTCGGCTTGTCTTTTCCAATATTTGTTAAACCGTCTTTTGCCTTGTTAAGCCCATCAGTTAATCCTTTAACTCCTTTTCTAACGTCATTTTTTCCTTTGTCAAAGTTTGCATTAGGATTAGTAAGTTTTGCGCCCGCCAACTTCCCAGCACTATTCATAACACCTTCTATTAGCCCTGAAGAATCTGCAAATCCAGCATATCCAAATTGAGGTGCTTGCTTTTGTGCCACTTTAACACCATTGGCATCTCCATAGGCCATAGCTTGAATATGTTGAGCTGGAGTAAACGAAGCTCCACCTCCGCCACCAACCCTGCCAACACTTATACTAAGAGCCCCGCCATTTGAAAAATGCGTACCAATAACAGAATCTACAACTTTACCAATTTCATTTAACCCTCGTAAAAATCCATTAACAAAACTTTCAACCATTTTTGCCAGAGAATTTATGGCATTGGAAAAAGCGTTGTGAAATCCGTTTGCAACTGTTACCGCGGCTCTTCCTATTGCGTTATATCCGTCTATAAATCCATTTGCGACTCCTACAAAAAAATTATAAATTCCTTTTAAAATATTACATATTGTAACTTTCAACCAAGCCCAAACCATTGCAGCATTATTTACAAGCCAGTACCACGCCTGCAAAAGTATATTTACAAGCCATACTCCCGCATTCCATATTCCTATGAAAACATTTACTATTATAGTGCCGAGGGCAATAAAAGCTATTATGACTACTGAAACAAAGATAACTATTATATCCCAGATTATGATAAATACATCCACAACAACTGCACATAGCCAGTACCACATTCCACCAATTGTTTCTAATGCACTTTGAGTTCCTGTTGCCCATTGAACGGTAACAACTAATGCCCATAATATAACTGCTACCAATCCTATTATAATTGCTGCGAGCCAAGTCCCAGGAAATGCCCAAGCTGCTTCATTTGCTACAGTTTGAGCCGCAGTATAGCCGTAAAGAGCAAATGTTAAAGCAATTTTAGCTACTGTTAAAATAGTTGTTGCTACATTTAGGGCCGTTTTAGCAGCTACATTTAACCATTCTAAAGCTGTAGAAATCCCTTGCCAAATTACATAAGTCATTAGTGCGGCGGCGACCCCGTAAATAACAGGACTTATTATTAACCAATTATCAGCTATAAATTTCCCAGCCATAGCAATTCCGTCTACAACCCCATTCACTACTGCTTTTAACCCAATAAATCCAATTTTTAGATTAGTTATAAAGGATTGAAAGGCTTGGGAGTTGGCTAATTGATTTATCTTTTTAAGTATGCCTTCCATCTCCCGCAATGCAAAGTTTTTAGCTTGAGTCCAAATGTCAGACCATGTGAGAGGCAAAGTTTTAAACTTGGCATTTATATCATCTCCAGCACTAAACAAAGCATTTTTTATTATATCTGCCGTTATTTTCCCTTTTGCTCCTAATTCTTTCAATTCACCAACTGACACATTCATATATTTAGCTATAGCTTGAGCTACCATTGGAGCATTTTCCATTACAGAACGAAATTCATCTCCTTGAAGTTTTCCAGCTGCCATAGCTTGAGTAAGTTGATACATTGCACTCGTTGCTTCCACTGCATCTGCTCCTGATACCTTGAATGCTTTTTGCATAAGATTTGTAAACTGAACGATTTCATCGGTGTTGTTAAAAGCATCTTTTGCAAGTAATCCTAGTTTTGCCACCTGATTCATACTGTCAGTATAGGCGACTTTCACATCATTTGCCGACTGATAAATCTGCTCTTTTAATTGTTCGGGTGTATCTGTTACTAGATTTAATCTAGCTGTTATCTGTGCATTTTGATCAGATGCTTCCAATAATTGTTTTGCACCCATAACACCTGCTATTGCCGCACCTACCTGCATCATTTTCTTCTTTATTGTATCAGCAATGCCTGGCGTCTTACTCAGGTTATCATTCACCCCTTTACTGTCACCTTTCATTTTCTGGAGTTCGTTATCAGCCAATGCTAGTTGTTGTCTTGCTGTTGTCAAATTAGCAGTATTAATATTCATAGATTTTCCATCAAGACTGGATAAACTATTTACTGTTGCACTTATTGCATTATTTATTGCTGTAAATGTCTGTGTCATTCTGTCATTTAAGATTATGCTGTTTTGTATTGTAGCCATATTTCCCACCTCCTAACGTCTTCTTCGGCCAGCTTTTCTCTTAGATTCCTTTTCTGCTTCTTTTTCTCTTTTTATTTTTAAATCAATACAGGCCATAATGAATCCTTTTTCATAAATATCCATTTCTGCAAATTCACTTGGCCGTATTTTAAGTTTATGAAGGCAATAGTAAGCGTAGTTATACTCTGCCACATTTGCCTCAATTAGTTTTTTGCTTCTTCTTTAATGTCCTCTATGTTGATGTCCCAACCGTTTATTTTTTGGACTTCTTGAAGCAATGACGAGTATTCTCCTGGAAGCAGCATTGCATTTATTAATTCTTTTGAATCCATTACTCCCCAAGAATCTTGTAATTCTTTATCGTTTAAATCGGGGTAAACTAATGATTTCAAAACTAAATCCATATAGTATCCTTGGGTATCTGTTTCTGGGACAAATACTCCTTTAGCTTTTTTAACTTGCCTTGTATTTTGTTTTCTTAAAATATCATCCATTTCATTTGAAATAGGTTTTATCTCAAATTTTACAAAATTTCCTTGATCATCCTTGAATCTTTTTGAAATTTCCACTTCCTGATTTTCCACAGGTATTGTATTCTGTTTTAAAAAAAATTTTAAATCTTTCATTATTAAATATCCTCCTAAATTATTTTAAAAGGGAGTTTTTGACTCCCTATATATTCATTCCATCAAGTGCCTTAAATTTATCCATAAGTTTCCAATCTTCAAATGTAAAATCAAACTCATCTTCCAAATAATCGGCATCCGCATCAAACTGTGCAATAATTCCACCATCTAAATTACAGTCAATCAACATTATTGTCTGTTTATCCACACTTGCTGTTGGATCTTCATTTACAATTTGCATATCAAAATACAAGTCTTTACCAGTCCTTGTATACTCCTGCAATACTTCTCTAAATATAGACGTATTAAAATGAAAAGTAGCACTTCCAGTTCCTTTCCATCCTGCTGCTTTATTCCCTTTCCCGGTTTTACCTAGAATTGGAACTTCAACTTTATTCTTTTCCATTTCTGCTTTTACATTTATAGCTTGCATAAAATTATATCTTTTGTTCCCAATAGTAACAAAACACTTAGCAAGACTTCCAGATATAGCATCCTTACCTTTCATTATTGCTGTATCAGCCATTTATTCCCACACTCCTTTAGCTTTTATTGTACAATTACATTCATATAAAGTTTTTCCATAGCTACAACAGGTTTTATATTAGTTGTAACTAGTACGCTTTCCTTAGTTTCACCTTCTACAACTGTAATATCTGTTTCCTCATTGAAATCTTTTATTGCTCTCAAATCTTCCAATGTTTCGTGATGTTTTGAAATATCACGTTTCAAATCATTCCTATCATATTCAGTATTGTTAGATGAACCCAAATAAGTTTTATTAAAAATTGTTGCAACATCAGTAGCAATTTGGTCTAAGGTTCTCATCACTTGAGCAAATGAGAAGTCTACATTTTTTCTTTTTATGAATGAAACAAACGAATTAATATCTTTCAGAACTCTTATTTCATCTCCTGTTTTATGGAATATGAAATACCCTGCTTTTACAGCTAATTCTAATTCTGTTTGTGTTTCTTCCACTTCGAGCTTAAAATCACCATTATATTTTTGATTTGTCAAACTTCTATTAACAGCACAATACGCTTCTGCTCCACCAACCCAGTAAACTACTGAATTTTCAGGGAAATCAGAATCCAATGTTTTAGTTTTAACATTAATCACACCTTCATAATCTGGATCAGTAGCACGATAAACTACACATACAAATTTAGCACCAACTTTGTCTCTCATTCTCTTAGTGTATTGAACATATAAATCTTTTATTGTTTTTTCATTTGAAGTACAAACTAGAACATTGATAAAATATTTGTCAATCTTATCTAAAAATTTTTGATGTGATGCACCTGTCACAGTTCCATTTGTCCCACCTGTCATAGGTGTTCCCGCTGTTACAGCAAGTGTTGCATCCGATTTAAAAATTACAAAGTCATTTGTTTTCAAATCTTGAGCAGCAGCTACAGTCTGAACATCTACTTTTTCTGAATCAACAAAAGTAGTAACATCAAAAAGCGATGCATTATCAACATTTGCTTGGATTGATATCTTTATATCATTTCCTCTCTCTCCTGTATATTTTGCACTACCGAAAGCATTTGTCGCTTTAGCTCCACCTGTATTTAATTTATAAATATATCCAGTTTGAGTATACTTAAAGAAATCTCTTAATCCCTTTAATTTATCACTGTCATAGGAATGGCCAAAATACTTAGTAGAATTTTCAATAAAATCGCCATTTTCTACTTTGAATATTTCTTCATCAATTCCCCAATCAAGTTCAACTCCAATCGCAGCATATCCTCTATCCGAAAATACAAGTTCAGCTCTTTCCTTACTTACAAAATTAATATATGTACCTGGTAAAACTTTATTTTGTACTAGCCAAGTACCACCACCATAAGCCATTATTTAACCTCCCTATCTAAAAAATCTTCTAATTTTTTATCAATTTCTGATAAAGTATATTCTTTATCATCTTCTAGTAAAACGTTTAATAAATCTGCTCTGTTTTTATATTTATCAGAACTTATAATCTGACTTTTTACAAATTTAGTTTCTTCTGATTTATTTTCAACATTTTCTTTTTTTATCTGTATTTTATTTTCAGTACTATTAATATCTGTCATATTAATCCTCCTTCAATCCATTATTTACATCTAGTTTTTTCATCTTAGGCTTTTCCTCGTCTAATTTATAAATAAACATTTCGTATGTAACGAAGAAATGCAATACTTTATCTTCTTCCCTAGAATTTCTGTCAATTCCCCGAATAAGTGTACTATCATCAAGTTCAATATACTCAAGCACCGAATAAAGTTTATCTAACACCTCGAATATCTCTTCTGAACTTTTCTTCTTAGGAAAATATACAATATCGAACAGATAACTTCTCAAATATCTATTTCCAATAATCTGCTTTTCACCAGGATTCAATAAGTCAATAAAAAAGCAAGGCTCTTCAAAACCTTGCTCAAGTTCTTCTTTATGAATATCTATTCCATTAAAACTTTTTGAAAGTTTTAATCCTATTCCATTTACGATTTCATTTAACATCTATCCTCCTAACTTTTTAAGCCATTCGGTAATCTTCTTCTCAATAACAGCCGGAGCTTGCCTTTTCAATTCATCTTCAGAAATAGTAAGCATAAACTTACCTTTTACCCAAGACTTTTTTAATCTCTTCCCAATAGCAGGAACAAATCTTCCTGGAGTTTGCCTATGTCCAAATTCAACATAGCTTGCATATTCAGTAGAGTTTGAAACTTCTATCTCATAATTCCCGCCATTTTTTCTCACATCCGATACTGTCCAGTTTTTCCTTAAAGTACCTCCTGTATGAGAGTAGTCCTTTGTTATGCTTTTCCCATTTTTTTTATATGTTACGGTTCTTTTACCGTCTCTCATAATTGAACCGTCTTTATTATATCTTGCTTGCCCTTTTTTTATACCTTTTTTCTTGTTATTTCTTTTGTATGTGACGACATCTCCAAAATTAGGTTGAAATACTGGCGTTCTTTTAATTACTTTACGTAGAAGTCTACCAGCTAATTCTTTTATAGTATCAATCATCAACTGCTCTTTTTCTTTCTCCATTTCTTCAATTATTTTTTGGAACTCTTTCAACCCATCAAACTGCACCTTTATCTTTGAACTCGCCATTACGCCTTCTCCTGTTCCACTTCAAGTACAATTTCCTGATGATTTGTGTAAACTGCTGATATTCCACTGTGCTTATATCTCTTTGTCACGTTGTTTTGAGTCACTTCAATTGTACTTCCCGGAGGGATGTAAACTTCTGGAGAAATGAATAATTTAACAACTTGAGAAACATTCGCTCCAAGCCCTGTCTGCTCAGCTTGGCTGATATTTTTAAAACTTAGGCGGCAAGGCACATTCTTACATATTTCTACTTTTTCAGAACTTACTATTCCGTACTTATCTTTTGATTTTTTAGTTTCAAAAGCAGTACACAGTCCGTCCCACATCGAGTGTATTGCTTCTCTTGCGCTTTTTAAGATTTCGCTTACCATACTAACCTCCTGTACTTGAGTATCTCGCTTTCTCCATAAGCTAAAAGCGTTGATAAAAATACTTCAAATTTATCTCCCGTGGTCTTACTATCCTCAAAGACTACTTTAGTTCCTCCCTCCGTTATCTCTTTCGCTATTCGGTTAAAATTTAATCCAAGAATATCAAGTTGATTCATTTTTAATTTGAAGTTGAGAAATTCAGCCGCGCTCCTGTTTATCCAAACGTATTTTAACCCTTCAGGTACTTTTTTTTGATTGGTCTTGTTGCAAATGTAATATTTTACTGTCTGGATGGAATTGTCCAATAAAAATAAGTCGCCATCTACAACTTCATAGCCTAGCGACTTTAAATATTTTTTAACATCTTCCCTGATGTCTGTGATATAATCCATAGCCATCACTCTATCCTCTTGAAATTATTCTGGCAATAGGTATGGCTTTATGATCTATGTATGTTTTTGTTCCAGTAGAATTATCGTTCACCAGCTCCCAGTTTGCACCCATTTCCAATTCCGCATCAGTCGGAGACAATGTAGCCATACTTGATTTTGTAAATGAAATTCCGTATGGAGCATAACAGATTCTTTCTCTTGAGTAAAGAGTGTCTTGCCCACCATTTGTTTTAGGGTCTCTAAACATTTCAAATGGAACTTTTGCTCCAGGATTTGTAAATTCAAAAGCACCTTCTCCTAAAACATAAGTTGTATATTTTGTATACGCAGGAGTTGTCCCTGATTTTGGAACTTCTTCAGTAGGCATGGAATCATCGACCAATACCAATCTACCATTTAAAGCTGCAATTGTTAAATTTCTTTCTATTCCATCAGAATCCGTATATTTTAAATATTCAAGTAATTTTAAATTTTCCAAGTTTGTTGCTATTTGAGAGTGCATTATCGCCAATGAAAATCTTGCTTTATTTTGCCCCACAGCCTTTTGCAAAGCATTGTTTAAAGTGGTAACATTAAATACTTGCTTAGCCGTATCAGTTTCTTTTGATACATCATAAGTATGTCCATCAACAAATTTTTCATTGTCTGCCCCAGTCATAGCAAATACACCTTTTAGAATTGATAATAATAAATCCTGATTTATGTCATCCCAATATTCTGATACCTGTAATCCTACTTGATCCATGAAATTAACTCCTCCTGTTATATCATGTGAGAAGTCTTTCTCAACCCATCCTTTTGCTCTACCTACAACAACTCTCGAATGAGAGAAAGTATTCATTGATGTTGAATCAATGTCAGTTTTACCGTCGTAGTTATTAGGTTTCCCACCAATTCTACCAAATAAAGGGGTTGTTACATAATATCCTCCTGTTTGTTCACTCATCATATCCACATACTGTGGTGCATTTCTTACTGCACCAGATTTTAATAATTCATTTCTTTTTAATTTTGGTATGGTATCAACATATTTTCCAAATACCTCACCATTAAAATGTTTTGCGTCAAATAATGCTTTCGCCATAAATATATCCTCCTATAATTTTAATTTTGTTCTGCCATCATTTCAGAATAAGTCTTAATTTTTCCAGCACTCTCGCCAGTACTGTTCTGTGTGTTCCCTTCTCCAGGCTTGACCCCTGAAAAGTTGGGTTCTTTTTGTTTTGTTTCTGTGACTTTAAATAACATCTTACTATCTTCAGCATTTTTCAAAGCCTCTATCTGTTCATTAATCCCAATCAGAACATCTCCGTCCAACTTAATTTTGTCAATATCAAGTAAAGCCTTAACTGCTCTGGTATTAATAACATTTGATCCAAGTAAAGTTGTGTCAATCGCACTTTCCAATTTAAATTTAGCAAGTTCAGCTTCAAAATTATCTTTTGCAGCCTTATTGTCTCTTTGTAAATTCTCAATAGTCTGTTTCATTGTTTCCACATCGCCAGAACTATTTTTTAAATTCTCAAGCTGCACATCTCTGTCCTTCAAATCTTTTTCCAGCTGTTTTTTGGTATTATTCACTTCATCAAATCTTGATTTTGGAATAAATCCTTCCAACTGTTCAGTATTTACCGATAGAACCTTTTCAATTTGTTCCTCTGATAATCCTAATTTCAGCAATTCTTCTTTGTTCATATCAACATCTCTCCTATTCATTTTTTACGTTGTATGCCAACGAAATTATTTTTAATTTATTCTTTTACGCCTACAAATTCTAAAAAGGCGAAAATAAAAAAAATCACGACTAAATTAATAATCGCGATTAAATATAATTAAACTATTAACAACCCTATCTCTTGACGAAGTTTTAAAATTTCTTCCCTTATTTCTTCTTTTTCATATTCTTTGAAAAAATCAGCTAAATCTATTTGTTCGCCTAACTCTATAGATTTTTTTAATTCTGAGAATATAAAATCGTATGAATCTAACTCCATATGTTTTCTTATATATTCGTCTTTATCTATTTGACCATCTTTTTTTCTTTTCATCAAATCTCTAAGTTCTTCTCTATTTTTTATGTAATTTTTGTAAAATGTTGTATTTTTAATATCCATGAGTGAACCTCCTGTACCTTAATTTTTTTTCTGAAGCCAAATACATCTGCAACACTCTATTTCTTTCTTCATCATCAAGTTTTAAAAGCTCATTAGGTTTCTTAATGTAATCTTCTATCTCTTCCAAATATTTTTCGACGTCATAAATTTCCGAATCCAATTCATGTACATATTTTTCATCAATTGCCCTCATATACTTAAAATTATTGTTTCTAAATATATCGAAATCCCCGCCACTGAATCCCCATTCATGCAACCCTTTCGGATGATTGTGCGTTATGGAAGCATTCACAAAAGGAATCGTTTCAATCTTGTGTACTGGCAGTGAATTGCTGTCTCCTTTTATAACATATATTTCTCCACGCTCAGTTACAACCATTGCACTTTCATAGGCATTTTTAAATATTTTTCGCTCATACTTTTCCAAAAGCTCTTCAACATTATTATACCTTGTATCTTTGATATTTCCAAGTAGTCTATACCGCCCTTCAGGAACTTTTATTGTTTTATTTTCCGAGTTTTCAATAGCATACTTGCTTTTCCACTCTTTATAAGTCATATCACTTGGCACATAATAAGTTTTTCCGTCCTTATCTTTTGCAGCACGTTCCTCTTCCTTCTCATCTTCAAAATATGGTGCTGTAGTTGTCCTGCAGTTGACATGAAATGGTGGAGCAGTTGTGCCAATTTCGTAATCCTTAAACTCAAACACTTTGCCGTCAAGCCCCTGGCAAATCTCGGAAGTCCTGCTGTCAAGAGTAGCGACAATTTCATAACGTTCAATATTCAAATCTTCATAAGTCTTAATTCTAGCTTTAGAAGCATATGCCGCACTTTCAGTATAGACAAGCCTTGCCACGTTGCTTCTACTTGCACCCATTCTTTTAACGACTTTTTCTATTAAGGTATCAAGTTTATCTCCACGAATAAAAGCCTGTGTCATTTCAGTATGCAGAGTATTCAGAAGCTTTTCCTTGTCTTCCCATATTCTGTCTGAAAAATGTTTTCCGTCAGAAGCCCAAGGGTTAGAAATCACAGTATTCACTAATTTATCATTCAACTTATACATATTTGAACCAACGTCCATCCCTGTACCTTTAGCAATTTCAAAAAATGAATGGTTATATTGATCCTTGTACAAATCGCTTAGATAATTTTTAAAGCCGCTACCATTGTCATTGTACAACTTTTCTATTTCAGCACGTACCTGAAGCTTCATAGCTTCCAATCTCTCTATATGATACTTGGCACTTGCATTTTCAAGTTCTTTTACAAACTTCAAACTGTCTTCTCCTGAACCTTTTTTGATATACTCTTCCACAGTCCATTTGAACTCATCACGTTCCTTCTTGTTAAGCATTTCCTTTGCATTTGCTAGTGATACATCGTTATTTTTAGCAATCCTGTTATACCAGATTTCAATATCCTGATTTATCCTAGTGATTGCCTTGTCGTATTCAGCCTGCTGTTTCTTTATCTCTTTTCCAGCAATTTGATTAACTCGGCTTTCTTCCTCAATAAATCTATCTTTCCAATAATCACTCATTTAAATCACCATTGTGGTTATGTTTGTCATCAAAATTAGCGTAATCAGTCTGTTCCTGCATCTGCTGTTCCGATTTCTCTTTCTTAATTCTTGCAAGCTCTTCCTGAACATCAGTTACCCAAGGGTGTTGTGCAACAAGCGTTTCTTCTGAAATTATTCCTACTGAATTTCTAATATCTGAAATAGCCTGACTTTCATTCACAAGTATATCCCTGTTAAGTACAACCTCCACTTTTTCCTTGATAAAGTCGCCCTGCCCTGTGTTCTTTAAATGATTTGCCACAAACCATATCATTTCTTCAAAACTTGCCTGGAACTCAGTTTCAAAGTCATTTGCTTCCAAATCTGTATCTGAATACATTGAACGTATATTAAGTTGGTTTGGGTTATTTCCAAGAGTGTCCGCCTTGCTGTCGAATCCGCCACCGTTTTCAATTATGCTTTTTTTCAGCAGTTTCACAATACTTTCATAGTTTCCTGCATTCACTTCAACCTGTAAACTAGAAACTTCTCCGTCTTCACGAACTTTAACCGCTCCAAACGTGGAAAGGTTTCTTCTAAACTCGCCTAAATTTTCGCCGTCATAATTTTTAATGATTAAAATTGTATTCCTGCTATCTTCCTGCATGTTATTCATAAAATCACTTATAAGCGTATTTAAAGCATCCTGTAGCGATTTAACTCTTTTAAGCAAGGGTTGTTCCAGCTCATCTGCCTTGAAGCATATAAGCGGTATTTTCTGCCAGTTATAAGGTTTGTCATCAACACTTAGGTATGCTTTTTTTTCAACTGCTGTAAGTTTTGCATTATTCATTTTGTAATACTCTACGCCAGTTTTTCTATAAATCTCAACGTAATTTTCAGTATTATAAGTTCCATTTTTATAAAGTTCTCGGCTGTATACTCTTATTGCGTAGTCAAGTTCTTCGTGTTCATTATCAAGCCACACAGGGATAACTTCAACTGAGTTTAACCTTTTAAATTTCAAGTTTCCCATTTCATCCACATGCAAAAATAACCACCCAAGTCCATTGTTATAAACGTCGGTGGTTACTCTTTTCAATGTTTTAAGAAAATTCTTATCAAACAGTTCATTCAATTTGTCATCATATTCCTTGTTTTCGCTTTTGATACTCGGGGTTTTAGAAATTATGTAATTTACTTTCTGCTTGACCAGTTTTTTATACTGATTGTCAACAATCCTATTATTTGGCAAGTTTTCGACTATTGTCAATTTGCCATCTTCCCCAATTGCCGTTCTCTGCCTTGAAAGAATATCATGCTTTCCACGATAATAGTTATTTCCGTCTCTCATTTCCCTATATTTCTGGCTTGCAAAATGCCACATTATAATGCTCTCAACTTCGCTAAGATTGATATTCTGTTCTCTCATCTTATCTTTTCTCCTAAACAATTTCTTAATAAATTCAATCATTCCTTACTCCTTAATCAAAAGAAAATATAGGGCCTTTTGAGTAGCTTTCAAGTGCGTATCTCATTGCGTCCATTAAATGGTTAAAATCATCTACAGGCTTATTGACTGGATTGTCAAACTTGTCCTTATCCCACATATAGTTTGATATTTCGGTTATGAAATTTACACATCTGGGATGAATGATAATTTTATAATCCTGAATATATTGAACTCCGTTATTAACACTGTCCCTGCCTTTTCTTGATTTTCTTATACCCTTCAATCCCAAATCGTAAAGTTCATCAATCGACTTAGGCTCTTGACTATCTGCCACAATCTTTTCTTTCCCATAGCCTTTTCTGATAATCTCTTCAGCAATTTGACGGTTTTTCATTGCGTTTTTGTAAATCTCGTCAAACACATAAATTTCCTTATTCACTACATCAATCAGCCCACAGAAAAATGCTGACGGATCATTGGTATACCCAAAGTCTAGTCCGAAAGCTGATTTCACGCCTTTACGTTTTGAAATTTCGTTGACATCAAATTCTTTTTCTTCCCAGTTCTCGTAAACAAGCCCTTCAACAATTCCCCAATTCAATTATGTTACGAATAAACCGTTTCCGTTTACTCTCTATATATTTCTATATAGTTCAGACTATATCTTCACTTTTTTAAGTGCACATCGTTTCGAGTTCACTTGAACCCTACTCTACTTACTAAAAAAAGACCTACAATTAGTAAGTCTTTTCTTGCTTTCGATAGTCGTTCGGCATTTATTTGTATTTTAAAATATATCCACAACATTTATATTCTTTTAATGGTTGATTCTTATTTTTCCTGGCACAATTTGTTACAGCAGAAATATTTACATTCAATTTTCTAGCCATTTCCCCTGCACTTATAGTTTCAATAATTTCTTTTGTTATTGGATTAAAACCAATAACTGATTTTATATTACTAGGATAATAATTTCTTTTTGTTTTAACTAACCCCATTTTATAAGCATGTTTTTGATTTTCACTATAAGTATTCCATTCCAAATTTTCTAAATTGTTGTTCAATGGATTTCCGTCAATATGATTTACAGTAGGTTTATTTAAAGGATTATCTATAAAAGCTAAGGCAACTAATCTATGAACAGCTCTTAAATAAGCCTTATTATTTTTCCAAAGTTGAACAGATAATCTAGGTAAATGAGTATCTTTTTGAATTGTTGTGGTTTGAAAAAGTATTTTTCCTTTTAACATCTTTTTTACACCATTTTTACAAACTATTTCTCTATCTGAACTTTTAACTCTACCTTTACTACTAACAAAATATCCTGAAAAATCTTTTATTTCTTTCCATATTTCCATATTTTATCACCCTTATATATAAGCATACAACTTTCAATATAGGTTGTCAAACTTAAAATACAAAATTTAGCACGGGATTGTCTTTTCAGATATTCCCCGTTTAGATGTGTTTATACTGAGCCATTGTATTAACCCAGTCCTGCTACCTGATACCGCCTTGGATTATTCTTTTTCATGTCTTCAAACAGTTTTTTATCAGATTCATCCAACCACTCATTACATAAGTAATTAGTTGTCTTTGCCATTATGTTGTCATCTTTAACATCAAAAAACCTTTTCTTAATCCAGTGTCTCTCGTTCCATGGATTTAGCGTAAGTGTAATCTGTTTATAAAGAGGTTCTTCAATTTTCCCTCTAATACTTTCATCAAGCATATTAAAATCTTGTTCCTTGTTTATCTCATAGGCTTCCTCAATCCACGCCCAGCATAGATTTCCAGTTTCAACTGTTATTGAAGTAACTTTAAGCGGATCATCCAATCCTCTAAATAGTATTTTTTGCCCAGTTGGAATATAAACTATCTCTAATGGACTTTCTTTAACTGACCAGTAATCCTGCACCCCTAATCTATTTATAGCCCATTTCAAATCTGAAAAACAACTGTCTTTCAATGTTCTATAAACTTTTCTTATCACGAGTAAATTTGCACCAGGATATTTCATCATTGAATAAATAAAAAACAAAGCAGCTGTCTTACTTTTCTTACTCGCCCTACTGCCTTTACATACTCTGTATCTTCCTTTGAAGTTCCAAAAATCTCTGTATCCTTTTCCAACTAAATCAGGAAGTCTTACTTTTTTACTCTTCAAGACTGTCCTCACCTACAATCATAACAGGCACAACTCCTTCAACTTCAACTTTATCTGTAAACAGTCTATATCGTTTGCCAAGTAGTTCCGCTGCTTTTAACCTGTCTTTTAAATCTACATTTTTGATTATTTTTTCTGTTGCTGATTTTCCAAATCCTCCCACTACAACTTCTTCAGTTACTTCTCCTCTTAGAGTTGCAGTTAAGAACTCCAGTATTTCTTCAGCTTTAGCTATTCTATTATTTGTATGTTCTTCCATTATTCTTTTTATATATTTAGAAATATTAGTATTTTTTAGTAATTTATCAGCATTTACTCCTGCATATTTCTCCTTATACCCTGCCTTTATTGCGGATTCAGTAGCATTTCCACTAGCTACATAGAACTCACAAAAAGACTTCTGCCTTGCATTTAATTTCAATGCTACCACCTCCTTCTGTAAAAAAAAAGACAGCTTTTAAACTGTCTTGTCCTTATATAAAATCAAGGATTCAATAACAAGTACTCAACTCATACTCTTTCATCTTGACATATTATAACATATTAAAAATTATATACAATATCAAAAAAGTATCATTTTTCAATTTAATATATTTTTTATTACATCATCTGAAAATATAACTAGTTGCAACTGTCTAATCATTTTATTTTTATATCTTTTCGCAGTTATAACGCTTATATCTAATTTTTCAGATATATGCTCAAATGTTAAATCATCAAAATACTTCATTTCTATTATATCGTAATATTTATTATTCCTAATTGTACCTAATGCTCTTTCAACCATATTAACAACATTTTCTATTCTTACGATTTCCTCCTTTAGTTTTTCAATTCTGTTTTCAACCTTTTCTAGTTCAGATAAATAAACCTTACTAGCCTGTACATTAACACCTGTCTCTTTTTTCTGAATTGATATACCCTCTTTCTTCAAATCCTCTATAAGCATATTTTTGGAATCAATAGCACCTTTCAGTAATGCTAATTCAGATAATAATTTTTCTGTCTTTTGAAATGGCGTTAGTTGTTTCTCGGTTTTTATTTCCCTGTCGATTTTCATTTTTTCTATTATTTTGTCCGCTATTCTGTCTATATCTTTTTCGTTCAT